ATGCCTGACCCGCCGAGGGCTATTGCATGAGCAAGAACAATATCTGGTACCTGCCAGGGCCATTTCATCGGTACCAGGAAGACGTGAAGGCGCTGGCCAAGGAACATGGACTGGTCATCGTAGATGCGAACGTGGCGCCCAACCGCAATGGAGAGGCCGACGACGTGCCCAAGGTCACCATTCGCGAAGGCCTGCGCCAGGCGATCGTGGTTGTCGAGGCTGATGACCCGAGTCGGGACGCTATCGATCGTCTGACTGCCGAATTGGCGTCTGTCGGCGTGATCGTTGAGTCGTTCGCAGCGCAGCGACTGGAGCGCCCTGAAGGCGAGCTGGGTGAAACCGCCGAGCGACTGTTCCAGGTTCTGGAAGCCGTCAATGCAGGCATCTCTAGGCTGCAGCGCGAACGCGACGGCGAATTCGAGAAGGCCGATCTGCTGCAAAAGCAGGTGGATGATCTGCTGGCTCAGGCGGTTAAGCGCGAGAATGAGGCCGAAGAGGATCGTGAAGCCATGGATGTGGCTGAACTGAAGGCGCGCCTCGACGAGGCCGGCGTCACCTACCGCGCCAACGCCTCGAAGGAATCGCTGCAAAAACTGGTCGCCGAACTCGGGCAGCAGTAACCCCTGGACTCTAGTCCAATTCATTCAAGCGGAGGCCTGATGGCTATCTACATCACCGTGGCCGACGTGGATGAAATCCTCGGGGCTGACTGGGCGCCTGACGCCGACAAGGACGAAGCGGTCTTCGAGGCAAACGCCTATCTGACCGCGCTCAACCTGGTCGGCATCGACATGGACGATATCCCTGATGATGTGAAGCAGGCCGGCGCCAGACTGGCCAAGTGCGCGTCCCAAGGCAAGCTGTACCAGCAGCAGACCGAAGGATCACTTGAGGCGAAGACCGTCAAGGCTGGCTCTGTGTCGACCAGTAAGACCTTCGGCTCGATCGACAAGACTTCAACTGCTGCCCAGCCGGCCTGCGTGCAGTTGGCGCTGGCCCTGCTCACGCCCTGGCGCAGCAACCCGTTCGCCTTCGCAGTTCAGCGGGGGTGAGGCATGGGCACTGTCACTAGCCTGGACGATCACCGTCCGCATTTCACCATTCGCACTCAGAAGAACAGGGTTCATGTCATCCCGGCAGCGCTATTTGTTGGCATCGCCAAGGGCGAACTGACCGTCGATTGCCTTGATTGTCGTGACGAATTGATGAGCCTGATCATGGCTGAGTGGCTGGATTTTCACGGGCTGAAAGGCGCGGAAGATTTGCGCGTGATTGAGGATTGAAGATGGGCCTTCGCGATGACATCCAGGCAGACCTGGCCGAGGCCTTTGACGAAGACCTAGCAGACGCTGTTTCCACATTCACAGGGAGCTACATGGGGCCTGGCGTCTTGGATCCGGTCAGCGAAACGACCACTGCCCAGCCTGTCACCTACACAGGCCGCGGCGTGCTCGACAGCTACGACAGCCGGCGCATCGACGGCCTCAACATCCTGGTGGGCGACGTGCTGCTGATCTGCCTGACAAACGAGGTCACCGACAAGCCGGCAGTGGGGCACCAGATCACTGTCGGCGACCTGATCACGGGCGATCCGGTCACGTACCGAATCGTCAATCCCGGTATCGACCCGGCCAAGGCGCATTACGAAATCCAACTGAGGAAGTGACCATGGCCAAGGGGAGATCATGGAGCACGCCTCCCTCGATGTTTCGCGAGAAGATCGATTCAGCAGTAGCTGAGCGAACTCGCGTTATCGCTATGGCCATGCTTCAAGAGGTAGTTCTGAGGTCTCCGGTTGGAAACCCTGACCTGTGGAAGGTCAATCAGGAGCGCAAGGCTAACAACATAGCGATGGCCGACGCATACGACACCATGGCTGCGCAACTGGGCAACAAGAAGCTGACCAAGAAGGAGCGCGAGCAGAACTTCTTCGTGAAAGACCTGGCCGCCGGCAAGGGGTATGTCGGCGGCCGCTTCAGGGCCAACAACATCGTGACAGTTGGCGACCCGAGCTATGCGCAGACCGATTCCGTTGATCCATCAGGCGCTACCACGATCAGCAATGGCGCAACTGTCATTCAGTCGGTAGGGCCTTATTCGGTCGTCTACATCCAGAACAACCTCCCATACAGCGAGGCCCTTGAGGACGGTCATTCGACTCAAGCGCCTGGTGGCATCTATGCCGTGTCGTTCCATGGCGTTTCCCAGGCCTATAGCTCATGACCTTCGAACAGATCCGTGCAGTCATCATCGGGCGCATGCAGGACTGGGCAGGAATCCCTTCTGCGAACATCGATTACCCGAATAATTCCCAGCCGTTTGACACTGCGGGGAAAAGCATCTGGGCACGCCTGACGGATATCCCTGGCCTGTCCAGTGCGCCGGAGATTGGCATCGGCCCATGTGTGCGTCGAACTGGGATAGTCATCATTCAACTGTTCGTGCCCAGCTATAGCGGCACGCTGGCTATCACCAAGGCAGCCGACACTCTGGTGGAACACTTCCAGTTCTATACGGCGCCAGAAGGACCGCTCGACTTCTTCGCAGCCTCTGCCAGCGTCATCGGTGATGACGGAAACAACTGGTACCAAGTGAATATCCAGATTCCTTACCGGGCCTACTGAGGCCTCCTTTCTGCCGCAAGGCACCCAACACGCAGCTAGGCCCGTACAGCCGAACGGCGGATGTCCGTCCATCCGTCCGCCCCGCTGCGTTCCTATTAGATTGGTGGACTAGGTAACGACGATGGATAAACCAATGATCCAGCTTGTTCATTCTTCTGGTGAGGCGCGCGTCGATAGTCGCGTGATCGCTGAGCAGCTTGGGGTAAAGCACAAGAACACCCTTGCTCTAGTTGAGAAGCATTCCAAGCACTTCCAGAGGTTCGGGGTTGTTCCGTTTCAAACGGATAAACCTCTGAGAGGTACGGCGGGTGGGCGTCCAGAGCGCTTTTCGCTGCTGAACGAGGATCAGGCCTATTTCCTGCTTTCCCTGACCAAGAACACAGCCCGTGTTGTCGAGCTGAAGGCCAATCTGGTGATGGCCTTCCGCGATGCCCGCAACCAGGCTGGCTTGGACAGTGTGATGGGCATGATCCTGCTGACGGCTCCGGCTCCATGGGAAAAGCGCTTCGGCGATGACTACTACCGTGCTTTGGCAAGGATCACCGGAACCGTTTTCGAAGGTCATGCCAAGGGAACGCCGGCCATCTTCGGCCAGATCACCGACCGCTGGGTATACGCCGCCATTCTTCCGAAAGAAGTGCACTCCGAGTTGAAGATGCGTCGTGGCGAGTCAGAGCGGATGCACCAATGGCTGACCGATGGTGGCCGTGACAGGCTAGACCAGCAAATCCGCATGGTCACGTTGATCGCGGATAGCTCGGTTGACCGCAAGGACTTCGAAGCCAGATGCATGCAGGCGTTCGGGCTGCCGGGCCAGCTCCGCCTGATCTACCCGCAAGCAGCCTAACCTAACCCGACGAACGAAAGCCCGCCAAGTGCGGGCTTCGTCGTTTTTGGGGAAGAGAAACTTTCCTGCCGCACTGCGGCTATCGTCCATATAGGAGAATCGCCCATGTCGTCAGGCGCAAAAGTGCAATTGGCCTGGATCAAAGAGGTAACCCCCGGCGTCACCCCGGCCGGCAACTGGAACACGCTGACTCGCATCAGCAACGGCGTGACCCCGACCTACAACACCGAGGAGAACAACGAGATCGGCGCCGACCGGATGGCCCAGGGCACCGCCCAGACCACCGTGGACGTGGGCGGCGACGTCGAGACGAAGTGGCGCTATGGCGCGCTCGATGAGTTCATGGCCTCGTGCTTCGGCAAGGCCTGGGACGCCAACGTGCTGACCATGGGAAATGACCGCATCACCTTCTCCCTGGCCACCTACGCGGCGGACATTGGCGTGGCCGGCATCGCCCGCGGCGCCCAGGTCGCCACCATGGCGTTCGACTTCCCCGGCGACAACGAAGTGACGGTCACCACGACCTTCGCCGCGCGCGCTTGGTCGGACAAGGCCGACGACACCTCCTACATCGTCAGCGCCCAGCCTGAGGCCTCGCAACGCCGCTTCGGCTTCAAGGACATCAGCGGCCTGAAGATCGACGGCATCCAAGTGGGTGAGGACAACGCCTGCGTCGATTCCTTCACCCTGCAGTTCGACAACGCCGTTCAGACTCAGCGCTGCATCGGCAACGGCAACCCGTTCCCGGGCAATATCATCCCTACGACCTTCACTCCGTCTGGATCGATCACTATCGCCTGGTCGAAGCTGGCCTACCAGAACTGGAAGAAGCAGCAGACCGGCGATGCGATCAGCCTGGAGTTCACCATCAGCAACGCCGATGGCGGCTATTCCATCCTGCTGCCGGAACTGGAGGTCAGCGGCGATTGGCCGGACGGTGGGGCTACCGACATCATCCAGGTCGAGCTGAACTACACCGCCCGCCGTGTTCCGCCGACCATCACCCGCCTGCCGGCGCCCGTGACCATTTCCAGCGTCACGATCACCCCTGACACCGCATCGGTAGCGGTCGGCGAAGAGGTAGACCTGGAAGCCGCTGTGCTGCCGGTCGGCGCCAATCAGACCGTCACCTGGTCTTCTTCTGACGCCACCAAGGCGACCGTCAGCGAGACCGGCCTGGTAACGGGTATCGCCACTGGCAGCGTCACCATCACCGCCGCCAGCGTGGCCGATCCGACCAAAACCGACACCTGCGCGATCACCATAACCGCGTAATCCGCCTTGCCTGGCGCGCCCTGCGGTGCGCGTCGGGCCTTTTTACCGCAGAGGAACACCATGGCCATCACCCTGAAGAAGAAACCCGAGCTCGACCTCAACGGCACCCGCTGGGTGCACTTCAAGCTGGACGAGGAGGGCGAGCACCTGGTGCCGTCCGAAATGGAAGAGGGCTCCGACCTTTCGCTGCTGGTTGGCTCTACTGCCGCGCCGCTGTTCCGCTCGCACCATGCCCTAATCCAGCGCCATATGGCATCGATCGATGCTCAGGCCCGTGTCGGCACTCGCGACTTCAACCCCGTCATCTTGGAGCCGGTCAAGTTCGACTCCATGGACGACATGCTGGTCGGCCTGGTGGCAAAACACCTGATTCAGGACTGGAAAGGCGTGCAGGAAGAGGCGGAGAAGGGCGTGCCGGCCGAGTACACGCCGGAGCGAGGGCGCATCCTGCTCGGCCAGTATCC